GAAAGTTTGTATTTATGTTTGGCGTGATGAGGGTAGTAGCAGAACTCGCCTGGTAGATTAGAGCAGATGTGTCGATGGGAGAATCGGCTTGACCGATGTATTCCGAGATCGCCATAGTGCAAAACGTAGCATTTACACAAGTAAGCGTTATGGTTCTTGCTCCACCAGCGGGCGCGTTTCTAAGATAGAAAAGACCCCACAAGTACTTGTTATTCGCGAATCCAACCCATGAACCGATTTGGGTAAAGTTGTTTCCCAAATCATCTTTCAAACTTGTAAAAGTCGGGGAACCAGCGCCATAGTAAGTACACTGAGCAATAAGGATGGAGTTCCCAGTCGTGTTGTTTGTAAATGCAAGATTCTCGGCAGTAGCACTGGCCTGGCCCTGATTGCTCTGCATGAAAAGCAGGTTAGGCAGAATGATGCCTTCGTTTGTGGCAACAAGCTGAGCGAACGTTAAATCGGAAGTAGCGCATTGCAGCGTGTATCCCGTACCCGAATTTCCCGTAGCCGTCGCCGTGTAGTAGCAATACACCTTGCCATTGACTTCAACCATTGCCGGGTCGGCAACCTGACCGTTCGCAGAGCCAAAACCCTCGGAAGATGATGTACGAGGAAAAACCTCATTGTAAGAGCTCGCAACCGTCGCGGTCAAAGTGGCATCAGTAAACTGCATACGGAAAATGTCTGTCGGGATCGAAGTCGTGGTGCCCATCGTCTCCATTTGGCCCCAACCATAATAGGTTCCGCCGACGTTTACCGCATTTACGTTGGAAATGTTGGTGACAACACCGCCATACTTTGACCAGTTCAAGCCATCAGTAGACGTGGCTTGCGCCGCTTTCCAAATACCATTGCCGGTGTAATCGCTACAGCAAGAGTAGAGCGCATACCACGTTCCAGCGGAAACATAAATAGGGTTCAACTGACTGATGGAGGCGTCATACGTTCCGTGTGCTCCTGCCGTCAAAGCAGAAGCCTTTGCAAGAGACCACGATGTAACACCATCCGCAGACGACCAGCAATCTATTTGACCAACGCCCGCTGGACCGGGATTTCCGTAGTAATAATATGTGCCGCTGTTTTTAAACAAACGGCCATGAACCATGTTTGAAATCACTACGCCATTTGATGTTCCAGTATAAGGAGTCCACGCCAATCCGTCATTAGACTCCGCATAGCAAAGGTCATTCCCACCCGTGAACCACATCTTGAAAACTTTACCGTCCGGGTTCGCAGACAGAATCTTTGGAGAGCCTTCGTAAAGAACGTTAGGTTCTTCCGTGCCAGAAAGAGCACCGCCGCCATTCAGGTCGTGAGTGTTCGGCGTGATTACAACGCCTTGCTTTGTCCAAATAGCCATTTAAAACACCTCAAGCGCAACTAGGAGAGCTATGATTATTTGTTCTTCGCATAGCAACCGACAGCGTCGATGGTCGCGCTCGTCGGAGGAGATGTCGTGCTTGTATTCGAGATGGTCCAATTTGCTGCCGCGCCCGCTTGGACAAGGGGGTTGGCGACAAAATGAGCGCCGCCGCGGGTGAAAACCCGCAACCCGTCTGCGCCATGTGAGTGCTGGTATCCGTTTTCGTCGCGAAGCTTCCAACATGCGCTTTCAAACCAGCAATCGCCGCGTAGCACAAGGAATAGGTTCCGACAGAAACGGTTCGATGAATAGTGAATCCGCCGGAAACAAACGTGTCGATGTAGCCACGATTATTAAGTGTCGGAGTAGCAACTCCTGTTCTGGTAACTCCGGAATAACATTCGTTGTGCTGGCCGTAGTGCAGCTCTTGATTGTTTGAGCCCTGGCCCGCGGCCATGTGAACGACGGTCGCCTGATTTGTGCCATCGGAAAAACCGACGTTAAGGCATGAGGTTGCATAATTCTGCGCTGACGCATAAAGCGATTCCGCAGAAACACCACTGAGCGCGGTAAGCACACAAGCGGGGGTGATTCCCAATCCGGTTATGTTTTCGCTTCCGGTACTACCGGTCTCCGAAATGGTTCCCAAGGCGGTTCCCGTGATGTCTGAGCCGCCAAGTGCGAGATAGAAAATTCGCACTGTACCGACAGCCGGAGCCGAACCCGCTGTCTGGGGATAAAGAGTGAACCCGCCGGAATCCATAGAATGCAGCGAGTAGGTTGAGTAAGGGTCGTTAGGGCCCGAGGTGTTGCCTTTTCCGTGCACGATGCAATAAACGGAAGTGCACGCGACTTGCGTGAAGCCTCCCCCGGTTTCTCCGTCCTTCTCATAAAAGGATTGGCACCATTGGTTCGTTCCGTCGGCAGCCCCGAAATTTCGATTTAAGTACGAGTTGATCGCGACCCCTAGCGCGTTGCTCCCGCTCGTTTGCGCCATTGACCAAAAGAAAATAATCTTCGGCTGAAAACCCAAGCCCGTTATCACTATGTTAGCTGACGGATTGGGAAGAGCAAAAGAACCTACTGCCGATGAAAGCGACATAACTGTTTCCTCTTAACTTGTCCTGTATCCGTACAGCGTGATTCCCACGTCCGCCAGCGTCGCGTCCGCCGTCGCCGGCCCGTCGACCTCTAGGAGATCGCCCGCGGCGAAACTCTCGTCCGACGCTTGCGTAAACGCGCCGACGGCGCCGCCGGCCGAATACTTGACGGTCGCGAATGAACTCCCGTTCTTTTTGAGCGTGAAAGTCGTGTCGGCCGTCGCGTTGGTGCTTGCGGCCGCGTAGGAATTCGCGGCACTCGCTGGAAACAGCACGGCCCGCGTCAGTTTGACGCGGAGGAGGATTTGTGCGTTCGCGCCCACACCAGGCGCGAAGATCGGAACATCGAACGGCGCCGTGTACTCCGCGGAGACGTTTCCGCTCCCGTCCTTTTGAAAGCCGACGTTTAGTTTTCCCGCCGCCGGTGACGGCGTTGTAGAGTTGAACGTTACACTCATTAGAGCTCCCCTTCCCTGCCAAACCTAAGAAGTCGTCAGAGGCAAAATCCAGTCCGGAGCGTTCGCGTCGACCGCGAGCCAGTAATCGTCTGACATAGCGACGTCGTCGACGAGGACGCTTTGATTGGTTGCCGATCCGCTCGCGCCTTTGATATTTCCGACGGCGGATCCCCACGATCCGCTCGCTTGCTGGTAGACATCCCCGTTCGTGATGTTGAGGTAATAGTCGCCGTCGCTATGCGTCGTCGAGGGAGCTCCCGCGCCCTCGTACCACTTGCTCCCCGCCGCGCCGGCGGAGCCCGCCGCGCCTTTTATGTTTCCGACCGGCGATCCCCACGATCCGGAAACTTGCTGGTAGACGTCGCCATTCGTGACGTTGAGGTAATAGTCGCCGTCGCTGTGCGTCGTCGAGGGAGCTCCCGCGCCCTCGTACCACTTGCTTCCCGCGGCGCCAGCGGACCCCGCCGCTCCGGTTGCGCCGGTTGCTCCGGCCGATCCCGCGGATCCCGTCGCTCCCGTAGATCCCGCCGCTCCGGTTGCTCCGGCTGATCCCGTGGGCCCGGTTGCGCCGGTTGGTCCCGTCGGCCCGGTTGCTCCCGTTGGCCCAGACGTGGGGATCGTTGCCGGTTTCAAGAAATCGAATCCCGCCTCAAAAAAAACAACGCGCGTCCCCAAGGGATGATCCGCGGGGACCGTGTCCAGAACGCCGCGCATGATCCCAGAGATCGAGACCGTTCCGTCACCGTTCAACGTGACCGTTTCCCACGAACAAAACTCCCCGGTATCGACGAACATGAGGAGGTTCTTTCCGTTCGACAAACCGCTCGCATCCGTCGAGATCAACGCATCGAGATCTCGCGCGCCGGTCGCCGACAAGACGAAACCGGTCCCGTCCGTCGCTCCCGTATTCACGGGATAATCGGCGGAGAGGAGACCGGAAAGCATGAAACCGCCGATCGTTCCGTAGCTCGAATATGCCGAGCCGCCCGCCTCGTCCGCGAATACTTCGAAAGCCTTGCTCACCGCATCGCCGCGGACGCAACCGACCGTGATCCGCTCGTCGGCCGAAATCGAAAACGCATAGGGACTCTCGATCGCCATTTGATAGTCCGGCGCCGCCGGCGCCGCGTTCGGATCCGTCCAGCCCGACGCCGGCGGAGCGAGAAACGCCATCGAACTGATCCCGAAAATATCCTCGACGGCGTCGATCGTGATCTTTCCATCCAGGAGCGATCCGTATCCGATCCGCGTGATCCGATAGACCGCGTTTTCGATTTGGAGAGGCGCCCACGTCCAACGGAACAACCCTCCCGGCCGCCAGTTCCACGCCGTCCGATTCGTGATGATCTTGACCTTCGCTAGAGGATAGGTGAGCGTTTTGAGGACGCGGATCGCCACCAGGCCCGCCGTCGCCGAATTCGAGATCCCTTTAAAATCGATCGTTTGCGGCCGCACCTCGCCCGTCACGCGAATGTTTGCGGGATCGTAGGCGTTTATGATCCCGTCGGCGAAATCGCCGGCCCGGTTGCTGTATTTGATCGCGACGCGGTTCGTCGTCTCGCTCCAGGATCCGCGCGAAAAATCCGGCGTCGCGAGAACGTTGTCGACCGTGAGGACCGGGAGCGTCGAGGGATCATATCCGCCGCGCGCGAGGACGATCGTCCAGAGCCCCGTCGACGGATCCGTATAAAGGAGCCCGTCGACGTGCCGGAGGATCTCGCCGATCAACTGATCGGCGCTCCCTTGCGTATCGAACTGCATCGAGATCCCGAGACCCTCAGCCGCGAGCGTCGCGCCGGCCGCGATGAAACTCGCCGCGCCGATCGTCGTGTAAGGGAGCCCGAGACCCCAGTTCGGATCCGTGAGCGCTTCATAGATCGCGAAAGCTGCGTTCGCATCCCCGTTGATATTCGCGACCGCGTCGCCCTGGGCCAGAGGATCCGGACACCGGCGAATCACGAACGCCGGAGGCTTGAGGTAATTTGACGTGCCCATGTACGTCTGACAAAAAACCGCGTAGCACTTCCCGCGGTATGCCGGCGCGACTTTCGAGTGCGAGGTCGAAATCACGAACTTGTCGCCGTTCGCGAACTGGATCGATCCCCGGTTGATCGTGAAGTTTATGATCGGACAGGAGAACGCTTGATCGGCCCAACAGCCGCGGGAGCCGTCACTGTTCGGCCCCGCGTTGATCTGTTCACCGGAGACCGATCCGACGACGTGGAACTCCATGTGTTGATAGGTCCCATGCGTGTTATTGCCGTCGATCCCGTAAGCTGTGATCGTGATCGTCTCGTCGAGAGAACTGGATCCCCCGGATTCGCTGGAAATCGTTCCGTTGCCCACGCCGGAAAACTCGTATCCGATCCCAGACTGATCCAGAACGATGCGCCCCTGTTTTGCCCCCAGGTAATCGTCCGGTTGCTGCGTTTGGACTCCGCGATAAAAATTGATCTGTCCGGAGACGCCGCCGGCGCCGCCCGCGGCCGTTCCGCCGAACAATTTGTCGCCGGTCGCCGTGAGTTTGAGATAGTTCTCGCTCCCGTTTCCGTTCGTGATCGTCGCCGAAGTGTACGGGAGATCCTTTTTGTCGAACTCGATCGAGAGGAGCGCATCGATCGCTCCGTGACAAAGCATCATCTGACAGCCGAGAAAATACTTGTATCCCGTGACCGTCGAACGCCCGAGCTCCAGGATCCCGCCGCCAACTTTGACCGCTTTCGATTTGAGATCGCCCCACCATACCGTGTTACCTCCGGCGATCTTCACCGTCCCGAAAACGACCGGGATCGCGCGACCCTCTTCCGCCGTTGGGACAGAGAAATCCCCGAGCGCCGACGGTTGCGGCCCCTGAGGATGCGGAGCCAGCAAAGCGCCGACGACGGTCGTCGCGACGAATAGCAGTAGAAGAAGCCAGAAGATGACCGCACCTCTTTCCGCGTCAACCGACGCTCGCGCTCCCATCGAACGGATTGATCGTCGGGATCAGATCGAATCCGAGAAAACTGATCGTGCGCCCATAATGTGTGCACGCCGAAAAATCGAGATTGCAACCGGCCGTCGCCGCGCACGCCGCCGGCGCGGTGAGACCGGGGATCGCGGAGATCAACGTGATCGTCTCCCCCGATGCGTCGACGATCATCCGGTACTCGTCCCCGACTTTGAGATATCCCGCTTTGAGCGGATCGGGGAGAGACGCGAACCCCGGGATGGTGAGGATCGTCCCGGTCGCGTCGATCGCGGTAATCATGCCCTCGAACGTGTGATCCGAAAGCGCCGCGCCGCAACCCGGATCCCCGAAAACGTGCGAGCATGGCGCCTGATATAGCTGTTGCGGGATCTTCCTCTGGAGATAGTAAGCCGCGGAGTTGCACGTAAATTCGCATTGATCCGTGAATCGCGCGGACGCCAGGACGCCCACGAAGAGCACGACCGTCTCGGAATCCCCATAGTGCGAGCCGAACGCCGTCACCGCGATCGGCGCAGAGGGTAAGTACGGGATGCACATCTGTGCGAGAGGATGATCTTTCGGGAGATAGATCTTTAACTGCCCCGAGACGACCTCGTTCGATTGTTCGGACTCGTCGCGCGTGATCGTCGCCGGCGAGTATACTTGCTCCAAATAGGAGATCTCCTCTTCCGCGTTCGTCAACGCGAACGAGATCCCCGTGCTCTGGAAAAGATAGAGCTCATATGGTTCTCCCGCGGAGCCGGATTTTTCGAGCGCGTCGAAACTCATGGGAGCTCCCTCGGAACTTCCTGGAGCTCCAGGATCGCGTCGCCGTGATCCGTGCTAGTCCATTTGATCGCGACGCGATCGCTTGCGAGCCGCGCGAGGGTCAGAAACGAAATCATCGTCGAGCCCTTCGCGAACTTTTTCCCGGTCGCGGATTCCAGCGTGAGACCCTCCGTCCCGTCGCCGTTGTCGGCCGCGGCCGTGATTTTGCGATACACGTTTCCGGATCCGTCGATCGGAATAAACGCCACGAACCGGCGCGCCTCGTTCGGAAAAAAAAACCGCGAATAGAATTCCGACTTGATCGTGATCCCGGAATCTCCGGCGAGAACATCGTTCGCCAGGACGAGATCCTGATCCCACGTCGGGATCCAGAATGGAACGACTTGTCCGAACCGGCGGATCACGAACGCCCGAAACGCCGTCACGATGGGATGTGTGTCGAGCCACCACGGAAACTCCTGGCCTACGACCGCGCTCCCGCCTTTGTCGATCACCTCGATCGGCCCGATCTTCGGATCGATCGTCACCAGAGACCGCTTATAACTCCGCTTGAGCGGAGCGTTTTCCCAGTTCGGCGGGATCTCTAAAACGTCGAACCCTTTAAACTGCGCCGGCGAGATCGTCGGCGCCGGCGCCGGCTGTCCCGCTTCCCCGATAAAACTCACGTCGACCTCGTCGATTTCGCTGCTATATCGCGAGACCTCGACCGCGGCCGGCAATCGGCAAAGGAAGACGGGGACGACGCGCGTCCCTGGACCGGCCGTCCAGGAAAACTGTGTGGGAGAACTCACGCCGATCGAATGAGCGCCCACGCTCGCGATCGTCAACGCCTCGAAAGTGTACTCGTCGACCCAGATCGCCACGAGCCCGCCGGCCGCGAATAGCCGATCGGCCGTCTCGACGGGGATCGAGAACGACCCCGCCGGGAGATCCGCCGTCAACGGTTGCGCGTCCGGCCAAAACGGAACGCCGAAAGGTTGCTGTTGCCATCCCCAGATCAGGGACTCCAAGCCGGCCGCGTCGCGTGCGTTTAGCGTGAGCGCGCGATACTTGACCGCACGCCGCGGGATCCGGCGGAGCGCCCGGCGTTGCTCCGCGTCGGAATAGGCCCGGAGAACGTCCGTCAGATATTCGATGGACTCCTCGACGCCCTCGTTCCAATCGAGACGCACGGAAAAAAGCACGATGCGGGATCCCGTGACGACGAGCGTCGTTCCTGGAGGACTTCCGGCGAACGCGAAGAGAACCGTCTGATTGATCTGCGTCGCGCCGGCGGAGGGGACGGTCGCCTGATAGATCCGCGAATCGAGCGCCGCGATCAACAGAGGCTCGCCGAAGAGATCCGCGATCGTCAATCCGCCGCTTCCCGAAATATCGATCTCCTCCAGAACTTGATCGGAGTCGCGAAACGCGTTCCACACCTCAACCGCGAATTGTGTCGAGGTGACGACGAATCCGAGCCCCTTCGTGCCCGGGATCACGAGGATCTTTCCGAACAACTGACCGCCGAACAGTTCGACGCGCGCGCCGGCGAGATCCTCGTGCGCCACGGAGACGACCGGCTCCGGGACCCCGCGCGTCGCCGCCAGGGAGGAGCTCGTAACCCCAATGCTCAAAACTGAGGCAAACATCCCCGCGGTGAGATCCAGCGACGCGTTCTCAGGATCGAGCCCGCCGATAGCTGGAAAAACCTGTCCGGCGAAATCCGCCATTTCCCCTCTATTGCTTCACGATCGCGAAATTCGGGAAAAGTTTGTACGTCGTTCCCCCGAGGACATACTCGTCCGCCGACGAAAAACCGTTCCCGACGGCGTTGGACACGAAAACGTTCGGGACCGATCCGAGGAGGGAGAATCCCGTCGACGTGGAGTCGCGGTTCGCCCAGAGGAAAATCGGGAGGAGATTCGCGCGGCCGTCCTGCGCGCTCACTTGCTCGTTTTGAAACTCGAACAGGTAGGCGTCGTAAGCGTAGACCGGATAGTAGTTCTCCATACTAGTCGTCAAACCCCGGATCGACGAGTTGCCGCGCTTGCCCTGATATCCGTGATCCGCGGCCGAAACCGCCGAAGTGTGGATCCCGACCCATTTCCCCGTGAAGGAATCAACGTCGACGCGAACGAATCCCATCGCGCCGCCGCGCGCATCCAGGCCGACGAACGGACAATCGGCCGTGATCGTGAACCCTGCGAGATTCGGGCTCGACGTGACCTCAGTCGAATACATGCTGCTCGTGGATCCGAAAAAGTACGGACCGCCGGTCCAGGATCCCGCCTTGTTAAGAGAAAGACCCCATCCCAGATAGGTATAGAGGCCCGGCGTCACCTGGACGACGACGACGACGTTGTCGCCGGCCGCGTCCGCGAAAAAATAGTAGTTTCCAAACGGACCGGAGGAGAGACGCGCACACACGCCGATCGGATTCGAGGAGCTCCCGACCGGCCCGCCTGCCTGATTGTTCCAGGCGTTCGCGCCGTTGTAGCCCGTCCCGAGATAAAGATTCAGTACGTAGGTGCCCCCGGTTGCCTGGCTCGTTTGCCAAACAGGAGACTCGTTCATCGTCGCGCGGAGGTGAGCATAATTTCCGCTTTTGTGGAGAGACGCCGTCCAGCCGGAGCCCTCGACGGCGCTGCGATCTTGCGTCCAACCGATCCCGACGAGCCATGTCACGAGTTGCTGTAGAAGATCGACCGGAGAAGTCGCGGAGCCCGTTTGATACTGCATACCGTCCCCCTAACTCAGCCGAACCGCGAAAAAATCCGCTTTCGTGTTCCGGAAAACGTTTTGCACGACGAGATACGAGATCCCGCCGATCGTGATCGTGTTCTCCGCGCTTTGCGAGAATCCGCTTGTCGCGAAAACTCCGTCGAGCTCGCCGAAAATGTTCGGCGTCGAATCGAAGAGAACGATCGGGAGGAGCGGATATCCGCCGTCAAGGTTCGGACGCCAATCGTAAGTCCCGCCCATCGTGTCGACATAGGCGAACGGCCACACCTGGCCGTGTGACGAATCAAGGGCTGAAACGCAGAATCCGCGCCAGGATCCCGAGGCGCCGCGGAGGAGAAGCGAACTATCGTTGTTTTGCCCGAGTACGCCGGACCGCGGGATCGCGAAATTCCGCATTTCGGCGCCGGAGTTGCTCCACCTCCAGGACGAGCTCGTCGAGCCCGGCTCGCCGGTGAAAGTGAACGCCAGATTTCCGCCGACGACGAGAGGATAGGAAAACGATCCTGGCGCCATATAGGGAGAGAGAAACCCGAGGTAGGCGGAAACGTACACCGTCGAGACTTTTGCGATCACGATCACGCGCCGGCCGTTGGCGATGATCCAATACGGGATCGACGAATTCCAGAGCGTGAGAACTGGCGACGGGATCGCCTGCCCAACGCCGCCCGGATATCCCGGTTGCTGATTGAACGGGAGCGCCCCGTTGTACGCGGTGAATCCCCCGAGGCGCCAATTGTAGTAATCCGCTCCCACGTTGGAGAACGCGATCGCGCCGACGATGATCGCGTCGAGCCCGCCATTCCCCGGCGCCTGCCAGATCATTTCCGAGCCAGAGACTCGCCGGAGCGAGGTCCAGGGAGGCGTCACGGCGAACGCGAAGACATCGCCGGAGGAGAATGGCGTTCCGCCGGCCGTGATGGTCAAATTTGCCTTCGTAGAAGCGAATAGCGTGCCCACCACGCCCGTTCCGAGGCTTCCCGAGACCGACCCCACCACGCCGAACGCCGTCGCGCTCGTAAACGTGACCGTGATCGTTTCCGCGACGCCGGCGGATCCGCCGTGCGCGTCGATCGCGCCATTTCCCGCGCCCGTGAAAGCCGGCGTCAACGCCTGCCCGGTTCCCGTGAGAAACCCGTCGAGAGTGTTTAAGAGATCCGCGTAGTCCGTCGCCGTTCCGATTTTTATAGACACGTCACATACTCCTCGACAACGCTTTGCTCGCCGCCTTCGGATTGTTCGCTAGATGGTTGAGGATGATGTTCCCCGCCGTTTTCGAGGAGAGGTGTTTCAGGATCAGGCCCTCGTCGAGACTGATCCCGAGATTGATATTCGAGTCGCCGCCGCCGGCGCCAGGCGCGCCAACGAGCCCGCCTTCCGCGAATTTCGGGAGGGATAACCTTTCGAGCGACGGGATCCTCAAACCGCGGTTAATCGCCTCCAGATTCGCCGCGCCGAATGCTTTCACCGCGTCCGCTTGGACGACGTACTCCCCGGTCGAAAGTCGCGCGGGGATCGAGTCCGACTTAGCCGTTCCCGAACCTTGGATCAGACCGCCGCCTGCCAAACCGAGCGCCTCCTGGGAAGATCCGCCGCCGCCGGCGCCAGGAACGGGCCCTCCGCCGGAGAAACCACTTATCGCCGCTTTGAGCATCCTGGCGACGATCATTTGCGCTACCATTTGCGCCATCATTCGCGCGAGAGATCCGACGACGCTCTGCGCGAGCCCGCGGAACGCCTGGCCGACGCTTCGCGTTCCTTCCATGAGCGTCCCGAAAAATTGCTCGATCCCGCCCGTGAGAGACGATTGGATCCCCTCTTTAATTTTCGCCATCTGTTGACCGGCGATATCGGCCGACGCCGCGATCGCGTTGACCTGTTTCTGGAAATCCTCCGCTTGCGCGATTTTCTGTTGATCGCCCGTCGCTTGCGCTTGTTTCAGGAGCGCCGCGGCGATCTGTTGGAGGACCGGGAGGCGCGCGAGTTCTAACGCGCGAATCTGTTCGTCCGCTTGCGCCTGGAATAGCTTCCCGTTTTTGACCTTGTCCTCGATCTCCGCGCGCTCGTCTCCGAGGATCTTTAGGCCGGCCGTAGAGCTCTTTTGCTCCGCGTCGAACGTCGCTTGTGCGGTTCGGATCTGACTATAGGAGGCCAGGCGCGCGGCGATCTGTTCTTTCGAGGCGCCGGATTGCTCCAGGATCACGACTAACTTTTGTTTCTCGATCTCGATCTCATCGAGCGCCGCGGCGAGCCCGTCGTTTTTCGTCTTCTCGACGAGTTTGTCGAATTCGAGGACCTTCGTCTGATTCTCTTCCGTTTGACGGAACTCGTCGCGATCGAGCTCCTGGCGCTTCGTGCGAAACTCTGTTTCGAGGATCTGTGCTTTCGTCTTTAGCTCTGTGACTTTCGCGGCGTTCGTCTCCTGGCCGGCGAGATCTTTCTCCGCCGCGGCCGCGTATGCCGCGCCGATCTCCGTATCCGGCCCGCCGGCCTTTTTGGATTTCGCCTGATTCGCGCGGCCCTCCGCGCCTAGGCGATCCGCCTCCGCTTGCGCGTCCGCGATTTCCTTCGCCATGATTGCGCGCTCTTTCGTTTCCTCGGACTGGAGCGTCTCGCGGCGCTTGGCGTAATACTCGCGGATCGTGAGCAAGCCGCGATCGAAAGAATTTTGATCCGTCCCCTCGCGCTCTTTCGCGCCGACTTTGTAGAGCTCCAATTCGTTTTGCATCCCCACGCGGATCGAGCTCGCCTCCCGCGCGAGGTTCGCGTCGCGGCGTTCCTGGAGTTTGATCTCCGTCTGTGCCACTTTCGTCGCCGCGGCGTCGCGATCTTTCTGTTGCTGGACGAGGATCTCTTTTTCGAGGTTGTATTGCTCTTGCGTGAGCTCATCGCCGCGCGTCTTCGCCGCGAGGAGGTCCTGTTGCGCTTTCGTGACTTCCTCCGGCGTGCCTAAACCCTCGCGACGATTCAGAAAGAGAACGTTTTCGGCGTCTCTTTGTTTCTGTTGGACCTTGAGGAGTTCATCGCTCATTCGTTGGAGGAGGATCGTGTCCTTCGCGATCCCGGTCACGCCGATGAGCTCGAACTCCTCTTTTAAAGTTTTCGTGTGCTCGACGCTTTTCGCGAGCTCTTTGTTCCCCTGGACGAGCGCCTCATACGCCGCTTTCTCCGCTTTCGTGTATATGAACGTGTCCGAGATCAGCGTCGCGAGCTCCTCCGCGCCATGCTTTATGACCTCGAAAAAGCCGATCGCCGCGACAACCGGAAACGCCGCGGCCAGGATCGGCCCGAGTGTGGCCGATCGCGCGAGCGTGGAGGCGAGCTCGCGGTTCAATCCGACTCCCAGATCCGCACTCAAGAGACGCGCGGAGCCGCGCGCCTCGCGCATCGAGCCACTGGCGCGCATGAAGGAGGAGGCCATCCCGTCGGCCGATCGCGCCGTCGCGTCGTCCTGGCGCTTGAGGTCCTGTAGCTGGACGGAGAGTTCTTTGATCGCCGCGGAGACGCCGGTATCCTCCGCCGTGAGTCGAACTCTGATATCGGGAGGCAAGCCCACTTTTTAGCTCCTCAAGATCTTCGGGATCCGCGGAGGATCCGTTCGCCGCCGCTGGTATGGCGCGAGCGCGCTCCAGACTAGGAGGTCGATCTCGTAACTCCGCCGCGCTTCCCTCTTCATCCGATCGACATACGCCAAAAAAAGATCGCGGAGAGGCCAGTTCCGCACGCGCTCAACCCGTTCCGGATCGCCGCCGGCGACTTCCCGGATCAGCGCCGCGAAATCCCCGAGGTCGACCGCGCCCCGCTCTTTGTAGACCGGACCGTTTCGCTCTGGCTCGAAGATTTCGGGGAAGTCGTCGACGATGCTTCCCCGAACGAAAAAAAATTGATAACGAACTCCACGATCCGCTTCGTCATTTCGCTGATCTCGTCGGGATCGGTGATCGCGTTAAACCGCGCGGCGTTGCGATCCGCCTCGTCCGGAGTCCAGAGCTTGCCCTCTTCCGTGAGGCACCCGGCCAGGATCGGCGCCTTTTGCCGGCGTTCGAGGATCTGCGTCAAAAGATCCTCCATGCGCCTTTCGTTCGTGCGCTTGACTCCGTCGAGATCGGTGAGGATCCCGACGGCGCCGGCGAGCCGGAGTTTCGCTTGAATGTAGTCGTGCTGGATCGAGGAAACGGACTGCGTGACGCCGGAGAATTTCCGGCCATCGAGGGAGATCGTTGCGGTCATTTTGCCTCCGGGACGGCATCGCCGCCCGCTAACTTCTCACTAGAGGGGGAGCCACGCTATCCACGCAGCCCCCCGCACCCTGCCGAGATCCGAACGTCCCGAAGGACGCCGTCCTCAGTAGAACGTGTAATCGTAGAACGGCGCCGACGGGTGATTCGCGGTATCGTCGAGGATGTTCCCGTCGAGCGTCCAATTCCCGTAATCGTCCGCGATGAGTCCGATGTTTCCATTCGGATTCAGGTTGACGCGCCAGATATCGCAACCGATCTTCTGGCCGTCGACCGGATCCGGATCGAAAACGATGTGTCCCTGGACGAACGGAACCGTCGCGCCCGCGACGTGATCCTGCGATCCGACAAGGGTGTGATAGGTGATCAAGGTCGCCGTCAGATCGGTGATCTGACTCCCGACGGGGATGTAGATCAATCCGGCGACGGGATCGACGATGACGTAATCCCCCGGCGTCGCGAGCACGGTCGAGGGTTGGAGCGTGAGGACCGGAGGCACCGTCACATTGTCGACGTTGCGCTTCGCCGTCTGGAAAAAACGGCCCTTTGCGCCCGTGACCGTCGCGGAGATCAGGGTTTCCCCCGTGACCGCGACCGCCGTCGTCGCGACGTTCGTCTTCCCCGAGGACATTTGAACGATCGCCATGTGATCCGAGGAGAAATCCGT